CCATCAAAATCAATCCTAGCATCGGCTACAGAGGTGCCTGTAGGGCCGGCAGGGCCGTCTTTACCGGCTTCTCCGTCCTTACCACGCAGTCCCATAGGTCCCATAGTGCCTTCTGGACCAGCAGGACCACGGTCTCCCTTGTCTCCTTTGGGGCCTTGAGGGCCAATTTCCTTGGAAACAGTGTCAACTTTGACCTCGATCTTGCTAAATAACTTATCAAGGACTATGCCTAGTGCCTCAATCTTGGCCTCTACAGAGGCATCAGCAGATGTTATTTCACGAAATTTCATTCTACCCCCATAGCGGCTTGTTTAAGTTGATCGTCTTGCTTTTTCATAATGTCCTGAACCTTGCCCATTTTTACGCCGGTTTGGAGTTCGACCACTTTTAGGTCGTTTTCCATTTCTTTTTCCTTGAGCATCAGTTCCGCTACCTTGATTCGGCGGTCAAACTCTCTGTTAGCCGCATTATCTTCGTCAGGCAGGTTACGAGACACAGAGGCAATCACCTTGGCTCTCATTTCCTCTGGCAATAGCTGGGTCTCAACCAAGACCTTCTGAGCCTCTGCTGCCTCTCTCTGGGCCTCTGCGGTGGTCTTAGCTACGATAGCCTGAGCACCCTGCAACTGAATCTGCTGTGAGGCCTGTTGCAACTGCTGTTGCTCTGGGTTAGGCTGCATCATCTGTTGCATCTGTGCAATCAACTGCTCACGATTGTTTAGACCGCTGTTCTCAATAATCGACATCATCACCATCGGGACAATTGGGCTATCTGGTCCAAGGGTCTTGAGAAGATTCATAAACTGCATCTGCTCATACTCACGGGCAATGATGCCTAGATTGCTAGAAGGCACAAACTTAAAGTCCTGTGCAGGATAGTTCTCTGGATCAAACTGCATAAACCGATAGGCAGCCTTGGTCACAAAAGGAATAAGGAACTGCTCTTGGAAGTTAACCAAGGTACGCTTATTCTTCTTGATAATTGCTGAGAGGCCAGCACTGATGCCAGCACCATCTGTTGTGGTAGCTGCCGGTAGAGATGCGGAGTCAACCGTACCAGTAGCCATCAGCATCATCCGCATAAACTCACCTGCGGTCTGTAGGTTACCGGGATCGGTATTACCAAACTTAAATGGCTGAAGGATCTCCGAAGGATTGCCGTTGGTTAGGATGGTCTTTCCTGGCCTTACTTCAAACTTGGCACCACGGGGCAACCTTGTAGCATCGATGCCCATCATCGGTACTGTGGTCAGTGCTAGGCTGTCTAAGTGGGCACGGATCTGAGCATCAATAGCCTTTTGCATATTGTAGCCCTTCTCAGCGATACCACGACCCCAGAAACGGTTAGGCATGGAATCATTCTGAAAGGCAACGATAGGCCGGTCTTCCATCATGTAAGGAGTTAACTCAGCCTTAAGCAGGTGCTGGTCATTGGCGATAACTACGATGCCTTCTACCAACTCTGTGTAGCTAGCAGCTTCGGTGCCAAACTCTTCTTGCTTCTTAGCAAAGAGTTCTACTACCTCTTCACCGTCCTTGGCCTCGATTAGGTACTTAGGTACCAAGCCATAGTAGCGAAGCAGCTTAACCTTGTCTTGCTGATACTCAATGTCTTCCTGTACAGGCTCAAGGTCAGTGTCTACAGCGGTCTGTCCAAGGTTCTCTATCTTGGCATAGACACCAGACTCCATACCTGCTACTACAGAATGCAGGGACACATACTCTTCTACCGCACAGCCTAGTGCCTCTTCAATGCTGGAGGCAGTGGGATCAATTAAGAAGTTCTTAGGATTGATTGGCTTTAGGCCAACAATAAAGCGGGCTACTTCCTCAACACCGATGGCAGAGACACCCATCTCCACGATTGGGCGCATCGCTGGCCTTAGCTCAGTCTTCTCTGCAATCGTAATCTCACCGATGCCAGTGCCATAGATAGCGCCCATGAGCACAACATCAGATACCTGCTTACGAACCTTAGTGCGCTTAAAGTCCTCATACATCTGGTTCTTAATTTGCTCTACATCAATCTTCTCTTGATCGTTGCGGTCATCAATGATGTCAAAGAACTTCTCACCACGACCAAAAATAGCCTCTTCGATCTCAGCGGTGTGGGACTCGATTGCCTGCTGAAGGGCAGGGGTTACAATCTGTGAACGCTCAGAGTCACGGGTACGGTCTTCACCAGACCATAGGCCACGCCATAGACGCTCATACTCTTTCCAGTCCTCAAGATAGTTCTCATCCCGATGGTTACGCCACATCAGGCAACGAGATAAGACCCATTCCGTAATCTTTGCGTCTTTACCGTTAAACTCGTTTTCTTGCTCTTCCATGCTTTCTCCTAGTAGCCAGAAACGGCATCCATTGGTGTGTAATCGTCTTCCTCATAGTCTGAGGTATATTCTGCTATTGCTATCTGGTCTATGTAACTCAAGGCATCGACTAAGTCATCATGGACCTGGGCATTAGGAAAGTTCATTAGTTCATCAACTATTTCACTATTCCAAGGACCTTCATTGAAGGTAATCTTTCCGTGCTCTAGTCTGCCTTGTAAAGACCAAGTGATTCTGTCTGTCTTTTTCTTGTTTCCGTGTGTGAGGTCTTCAATGCGGAAGTAACTGTTATACTTACGCATAAGATCAGACAGATAAGGTAGAACGGCATTCTTTAGTGCGCCTCTTTCGATGCCCACACAAACAGGCTCATAATCCCTGACCACATCAAATATTTTCTGTGCGGTCTGCTTAATGTCCCATCTACCAAACTCTATATTTGCAACCCACCAACCCTCAGCAGTAATCTTGACTATCGCTATCGCTGACTGGTCTAACCTTTTCTTCTTTGCTGTGGTAGCGGATGCGACATTCTCAAAGCCAGCTAGGTCAACTGCTACAAAGAAGCGACCATCCTTGGGCTCTTCCTCGTCAAACTTTATCCACTCTTCTTTAAAAATGCCTCCAGACGCAGCCTCAAACGAAGCCATAAACTCAGTCCTGAAAGCAAAAGAAGACATAGACTTCTTTGCAGCTTCAATTTCTTTTGGGTCAAGTAATGGGTTATCGAAGCTAGTAAAGTGCCAACTCTTGTACTCTTTATCATCTTGCTTCTCGCCATAGTTGTACAACTCATAGAAATGGTTACGCCCCATCGGGGTACCAATAAACAGCGACTTTCCCTTTAAATCTGCTAGTGCTGGTCTAAGGATCTGCTCAAACACTGATGGCTTCATGTCTGCGTACTCATCGAGCACCACAAACTTTAGTGAGACTCCTCGCATCGTCTCTGGCCTGTCAGCTCCCTTTAGACTGATGACAGCGCCGTTGACCAACTTGATCTGCATATTGTTCACATGACTGGACTCGATAACGGGGTTACCAAGTTCCAACAACGTGAGCCACATAATATCTCTGGCTTGCCCCTGAGTTGGGGCTACATACCACACATTGCCTCTGTCAGCCTGCAATGCCTCAACAATGAGCATCCATGCAGCTAACCTAGACTTTCCAGTTCTGCGACCAGCAGCGACCACCTTAAACCGGCTCTGGTCATTCCACACCTGTTGCTGCCAAGGCAATAACTTAATGTCCAGATTCATAATCTACGTCTTCTGCATCGATGGTCTGGTCTGCCTCTATCTTGGCATCTCCAACACCAGAGATGTTAATTGTGATGCCTGCCTTACTGGCAGAGCCGTGCTTTTCAAAATAAGACAAAGGCAACAATCTATCAGCACACATCTTTAACATCGCTGCTTGGTCTTTATCAGTAGGGTCCAAGGCTTTGTTAATAATCGTTTGGATGATCGTGTCACCCTTTGTGGTTAAGAGCCTCGCATGAAATTCTCTTATGCGTGCAGCTTCACCAGGAGGTCTTCCTAACACAGCCCTCTTTTTCTTTGCCTCAATAGCAGCCTTCTTCGGACGACCCGCACCTCTAGGGTTTCTCTTAGGTAACACAGAAACCGTATTCTGTGTAGGCATAGAAGGGGCATCGGTGGAAGAAGACACAAGAACAATATCTTGGTCTTTTGTTTCCATGTTTCTCTCCAATATAGATCAGCACAGGAAACACAAAGACCTAAGGTTAGTTGTTAATGTATGTTTTTTTTAAGGCACAACCTAGAACTTGTTGTCTCAGTGCTATCAATATAGAGCACTATAGCACATTTTTGTTAATTTGTCAAGTCCTTTGTTGACTTTTCTGATCTAACTGTGTAATGCCTGCTCAGGCCTTCGCAATGCACAGATTCCAGCACTGATTTCATTGACCTTCATAGGTAGACCTAAGATAAGACTAAGTCATTGATTATGTTGATCTTTATTGCTGGTTAATTATTGACCACTTATAAGTCTATTTTGCTCTTTTTTGTATCTGTGGTGGTTCAACAATATTATCTACATTGCCACTACCCCACCCCCCCCTATGTTGCAGTGCAGCACTATGTTGCAGTGCAGCACTATGTTGCTATGCAGCATGGCACAGTGTTTGCCTATGCAAGAATCATGCCAGGTCTGTGCAGGCTATGTTGCAGTGCAGTATATGGGGCAGTGTTGCACCATATCAGTGCATCCTAGCCTATGCCGGTAACTAGGGCAAGAACCATGCCATGTTGCAGCACAACATTGGTGCAAAATGCTGAGATGGCTTGTAGCTGTCTCTAAGGGTTTTCTCTAATGCCAATGATGCAATGCAATAATTCAATAGAATCAAGTACTTAAGTAACCCTAAAGATTTTCAGGTATGATTCTTTCACGTATATAGTTATAAGGACACGTTTTATAAGATCAATTTTATTAATCACTTTGGAGATCACACCATGAATAGACTCACAGCAATAGACTTACAGAAAATGTCGGATAAGGCCCAGATGCTGTACATTCAAGACTTGCTAGTTGACGCTGTAGCTTGCATTAAAGACTTAGCAGGCGAGCAGGTGAGATACGATTACGTTAACCACGTCTTAAACCATGCAAAGCAAGCTGTGCTAGACTTAGAACAGATCAACGAAAGGAAAATCTAAAATGCAAAACAAAACATTACTAACAATCGATTCCAATGCTAAGACAGTCAAGGGTCAAGAATTCGGATTTATGACGGGCATTCTGTACATTGCGCCGGTAGCAATCTCAGGACATAACGTGTGTCCAATGGCTGTCATTGCACAATGTGATAAAGCTTGTCTCTATACAGCCGGGCGTGGTGCGATGAGTAACGTAAAGCTAGCTCGTATTCGCAAGGCTAAAGCTTTTTTTGAGTATCGCACCGAGTTTATGCAATTATTAGCGAAAGATATCCGTAGGCTAGTCAAAAAGGCCGCTAAGGCTAACATGGTTCCATTAGTACGGCTAAACGGTACCAGTGATATCAAGTGGGAAAATATTCCCGTCATTGATAACGGTATCGAATACGCTAATCTAATGGCCTTATTCCCTAATGTGCAATTTTACGATTACACTAAAATCCCGTCACGCCATAACCTACCGGCTAACTACGATCTAACATTCTCATATTCTGGCGTGTTAGGGTTTCAGAAGTACGTCAATCAAGCTATCAATGCCGGTATGAGAATCGCAGCCGTATTTCGCAAACGTGCGGACATACCTGCTAAGTTTATGGGGCTGGATTGTGTAGACGGGGACAATAGTGACATTCGACACATTGACCCGAAAGGTGTAATTGTGGCCTTGTATGCTAAGGGTCAAGCTAAAAAAGACGATACTGGATTCGTTATCGATCCGGCTAAGAAAGTGTTTCAAATTGCATTAGCGGCATAATTTTAACTTTAACTTAGGGGTTTAATCATGATAAAAGTATTTTCTTACTATTCTGATCCAGGGCATGGCTGGATCAAGGTTCCGAAGGGTTTACTTGTTAGCCTAAGCATAGCGGATAAGATAACCCGTTATTCTTATATGCGGAAAGGGTTTGCATATCTAGAAGAAGACTGCGACGCTAGCACGTTTATTAATGCATATCGTGCCAGATACGGTATTGATCCTAAGATAAAAGAATATTGTGCACGAGAGAAAAGCAGTAAGATCCGATCATATGACAATTTTGAATGGGGGTTTTAAAAATGGAATATGCATCATTACGGGAAAAGATCCGGGCCGAAAAGGCCGCTAGAATGTCACGCTATGCCGATTTTCAGGACATTGTAGATAAAGCTTATCAGGCCGGCATAGAAGCCGGCAAAAGTGCAATGCCGATTCCAATGTACGTTATCGATCAGGGAATCCCAATTGATCGGATAGACGACGGGGCCTGCGGATTTGCATGGGTCACTGTACGGCCTGCTAATTCAAGCTTCGCAATATGGGCGAAAAAACAAGGCCTGATGCGTCCCATGTATGGCGGCGGCGTGACGTATTGGGTTAGTGTCTTCGGACAATCGGTAGACCGTAAAGCTGCATTTGCTGGGGCATATGCTAAAGTATTGCGGGAGAATGGAATACAGGCCACTGCAGGCGATAGATTAGACTGATCAGTGTTATCCTATAGTGTCTCTATAGCAGGGGCACTATGGGGCTAATATTGGCCTTAGAATAGGGGTTATATCATGACGTTAGAATTAGCAGCTAGCCTTGCAGCTTTACTACTGGGGATTGTCGCAATAGTGCTTGTGTTCCGGCCATGGGACCTTGATTAACTTTATAGGGGATTAGATATGACTGCTAACGATACAAGGTCGCAATTGGACCTTATATGGAGTGCTTTACACTTTTATAGGGCCTACGGTATACCCGAGGGGGATAAGGCCCACGACGATCAATGGTCGGAGATATGCTCCGCTATGGCTTACATTTCAGAGGATCTAGGGGAGGACTACTAATGAAGCACAAAAAATGCAATGTTGCTAAGACCTACAATACAAGCAAGAAAGGGTTTATTGAAACAACCTATGCGGATCTGTGCCGCACCTTTGGAGCACCTAGCATATTCATAGGCGATAAGACTAACGCAGAATGGTTTATAGAATTCGAAGACGGCTCCGTCGCTACAGTCTACGATTGGAAACTTGATCATATCCCTTTAGGGCCTTATCGATGGCACATTGGTGGCTTTGATGCCTACGCTGTTGCATCTGTCCACGAGGCCATGATAGAATCAAGACTGTCTAACTTTACAGAAAAGCAGAGGGCACTATGTTACTAACTAATAAAGAAGTAGTGGATATCTTAGACGATAGGCTAGACTATAGCGATTTCGGTAATTGGCACGGAAACGAAGACGATTTGATCGAATTTGCCTATTATGTGGTAAAGGCCGAAGATCAAAAAAGGCTACAGATGGCTTATGAAAAGGATCGGCTCAGAGACACCTATTTCAGCGAATCGATGAGTGCTTTTGATGCCTTAACGATTAAAAAGGAGCAGACATGATCTATAGAGCATATTACGCATCATGGAATTTCACATTTGAGGGCTTTGGCAAGACCGAAAAACAAGCGAGAGATGCCTTGCAGCTCGCCCTTGAAACCCATACAAAGCAATACGATTGCGATCCTGATTGGTATTACCCAAGCGATATTGAGATCTGTAAATACAAATTGGGGGTTCCTTACCGTGACAGAGGGGAGGTTAGACTTGAAACTGAAGCATCTTGATCTGTTTAGTGGCATCGGAGGTTTTTCTCTTGGGCTAGAGCGAACAGGAGGTTTTGAGACTGTTGGCTTTTGCGATAGTGACAAGAAAACCCATATGGTGTTAAAAAAGCATTGGGCTGCGGTGCCCATATATGATGATGTATCTACTTTGAAAGGAAGTGATCTTGGAACAATTGACATTATTACAGGAGGATTCCCTTGCCAGGACTTGTCAGTCGCAGGAAAAGGGGCAGGACTCGCAGGGGCAAGAAGCGGCCTCTGGTTTGAATTCCACAGGCTCATCAAAGAAACGCAACCGAAGTGGGTCATCGCAGAAAATGTCGCAGTGCTTCGCTCTAGAGGATTGGATCAAGTGCTCAGGAGCCTCGATGAGATCGGGTATGATGCGGAATGGCATTGTATACCCGCTTCAGCCGTTGGCGCACCTCACCGCAGGGACAGAATCTGGATTGTGGCGCACCCCAGACACAGGGGCGGGAGGTACGATATCGGATCAGGCTTTGGAGGAGATGGCAAACGGGAAAACGAAAAGACCATCAGGGCATCAAAGACAACTGCGATTGCAGGATCAAGTCAGACACCCGATGCTTTGGCCTACTCCAACAACACAGGAAATAGAACATCCGAACATGATCTTAACACCGAATTGTCGGAGACTAACGAAGGATGGGAAGAACAGCCATTCAGTAGGGTTAGCGGATGCGGTCAAACTTTGGCCAACTCCGCAAGCATCGGATCATCGGGACAGAGGGAATTTGAGCAACCCAAGTATCCAACGCAGATTGTCTCTAGGGAAACAATTAAACCTGAGCATGGTAGTGTCTCCGACTTCTGGAAAACTGAACCCCAATTGGGTAGAGTGGCTGATGGGATACCCAACAGGTTGGACAGACTTAAACAATTAGGAAATTCTTTAGTGCCGCAAATACCTGAAATGATTGGCTATGCTATACTTGAACAAGAAAGGAACCTACTATGAGATGCCGATCCTGTAACGAAGCACTAACCGATTATGAGACCACAATTCGGTCACTTCACACTATGGAATATGTGTCCATGTGTAAACAGTGCCTAAAATCGATTAAAACCGACCTCTGTGCCGTTGGAAATGTTTCCCTGATGTCTGAGGCCGATGAAGTCGAGGAAGGCACTGAGGCCGATTTAGACCCCTTAGCGGGCATCGATGACTTTGAAGACGATCCTGCCGATGAACAATGGCGGGATAGATAGTTGGCACGATTCTTGCTATTAAAGACTATATTGACTAAATAGTCTATTATGAAAGAATATTTTAAAATCTTTACTCTATAGAGAGACAATAAAGAAAGGTAGCACTCAATGGAAAATGATGATTTAGAAAGAATTTATTGGTTTTGTGTTTCTGATTGTGTTGACCTATTAGCGCACGGTTCTACCGACATTGAGACTTTGCTCAATGACGTTTATGAGGCTCTGAAGCGCACTAAGCCAGAATCTGGTACTTGTGTTGCCCTTTTGGCAATCATTGACCAATTGGCTCAGGAAAGGACTAGGATCAATGCAAATACAGTCTAAAAACAGGTTCGTTAGGCACACTGAGTGCCCTGATTGTGGCTCTAGTGACGGCAGGGCTGTCTATTCCGATGACAGCACTTATTGTTTCGTGTGCCACAAAGCCTCTAAAACGCTCTCAGAGGGCTTCTCTGACCAAGGAAGGGGTAAGGTACTAACCATGACTCAAAAACCCGTTGTAGAGCCTCTAAAGGGCATTAGCGGTCAATTCCTAAGCATACCTGAGAGGGGTATCACCAAAGCTACCTGTGAAGCCTATGGTGTCAGACAAACAGGGACAGAACATTATTATCCCTATACTGACGATAGGGGCACTGAGGTGGCCTTTAAGATCAGATCAGTGGCAGACAAGCAATTCAGGTCTCAGGGCAACATTAAAGAGGCTCTGTTGTTTGGGCAAAATAGGTATCCTGCCGGCGGTAAATATCTGACCATTTGTGAGGGCGAATTAGATGCCTTGGCTGCCTTTCAGATGACGGGGTCTCTCTACCCTGTGGTGAGCATCAAAAACGGGGCACAATCGGCTGTGAAGGACTGCCAAGCACAATTCGAGTACATCGACAGCTTCGAGACTGTGGTGCTCGCCTTTGATGCTGATGAACCTGGTCAGGAAGCAGCTCTAGCCGTTGCTGATCTGTTTGGCAGTAAAGTCAAGATTATGAAAATGGGCAAAGGGTTCAAGGATGCCTGCGACTATCTGAAGGACAACAAATCTGCGGACTTCGTAAAGGCATGGTGGGCAGCAGAGACTTATGTGCCTGACGGTATCGTTGCCGGCTCTGAGTTGTTCGAGTTGGTTATGCAGCCCTTGCCCAAGGCACAAGCGCACTATCCTTATGCTGGCCTCAATGGCATGACAGGCGGTATCAGGCAACAGGAAATGGTGGTGGTTACTGCTGGCTCTGGCCTTGGTAAGTCTCAGTTTATCAGGGAAGTGATATGGCAGTTGCTGTGCGAGACCAAGGACAATATCGGCATTATGTTTCTCGAAGAGTCGGTTAAACGGACTGCCTTGTCTCTGATGTCATTGGCGATCAATAAGCCACTGCACCTAGCAGAGACTGAGGCAACAGAATCGGCTAAGAAGGAAGCCTTTGATAAGACCCTTGGCTCTGATAGGCTTTTCTTTTATGACTGCTTTGGCTCTACCGCAATCGACAACATCATCAATCGGGTTCGATACTTCACCAAAGGCTTAGACTGTAAGTACATTCTGCTAGACCATGTCAGTATCGTGGTGTCTGCTCAGGATCACGGCGATGAGCGCAAAGCAATTGATGAGATTATGACCAAGCTGCGGATGATTGTGCAGGAAACAGGGGTGGCCTTGTTTGTGGTGTCCCATCTCCGCAGGCCAGAGGGTAAAGGCCATGAAGAGGGCGCAGCCACTAGCCTGTCCCAATTAAGGGGTTCAGCAAGTATTGGACAATTGGCAGACATGGTGCTAGGATTGGAAAGGTCAGCACAGCATGAAGACCCTATTGAGCGCAACACCACAAGGGTCAGGGTTATCAAAAACCGATACAGTGGAGAGACTGGTAAAGCCTGTGCCGTTCTCTACGATAAACACACAGGCCGCATGAATGAGATAACGGAGGCCGCACTATGACATCTGCACTACTGATAGGTTGCTTTGCTTTTATATCATCAATATTGAAAGGTTTGAAATGACTGAATATTCTTACGACTATTGGAACGATGCTGACTACGATACCGTTGATTATAGTGCTCTTGAGCAGCTAGAAGAGCGCATCAAAGACCTTGAAGAGGTCAACGAAGAGTTGACAGCGCAGATCAAGGTTGCTGTTAAGTTGGTTAGCAAGTTTAATCATCCTGAAGAATATGGGCACTTGCTCGACTCTGATGCAAAGCGTGAAGTAATGGACTTTCTAAAAATCTATGGAGACTATCTAAAATGAAACTAGAACTGGAGGTGGATACCTATGTTGGACTGGGCGATGGTGGTAATGTTGAGTGTCTTATTTTTACTGATGACAGCCCCACTCCTGCTATGACAGTAGATAAGAAGTTGGAAGACTTGGTGCTAGAGTTTATTGATCTAAGGCAGGTCAGTGGAAAATACTCTGATGCCCACAATCCTGAAAGGCAGGCATTGATGAACGCACTTGAAGACTGCCTAGCACTCTTAAAGCAAGCATGAGTAGTTGGCTTATCATCGTGACCGGCTGTATCTATGCCTACATCGCCGCAGAGCAGGGTATGAAGGGTAACATTGCTCTGTTGGTGGTGTATGCCGGTTATGCTTTTTCTAACGTAGGTCTTTATTGGATGGCTACAAAATGATTAACTACCTGCTTTTTCTGTTATTTGTCGTTATCTTCGCCCTTTGGGTGGCTTATAAGGAGGATTAAATGGTTAGAGTTTCAGGTGTGCCGTATGAAGTAGAGTTAGTAGATATGGTGTCGGAACTGGAGCGTGAGAACGCTATGATGAGGGCTAGGATGGAAAGGCTTGAGGATGAGAATCGTACACTAGATGCCCTGGTGTTTAGGCTGAACACAGAACTGATAAACTTGCAGAACACCAACAAATGAGTCCCTGTAAAACCATTTGCAAAGTTGATAAAACAGGTGTATATTGTATTGCCTGCTTTAGACTGATGTCAGAGATTGAGCAGTGGCCTACGATGGATGATACACAGAAGGCATTTGTGG